ACGCGCTACGGGTGCGCCACTTTTGCCCTCATCGTCTAGCGGCTAGGACGGATCCCTCTCACGGATCAAACCGGGGTTCGATTCCCCGTGAGGGTACCAAGAACGCTTATGTAAGAGGTAAGCTATAGAGGGAGTTAGGGAAGTTAAGAGGAACTTAGGGCTTGGTTCCTAAAGGTTTTTTTAGGAAATTGGGGGCATGAAAAAGGGTAACGCATGGCCTCGCAAAGTCACCGTTGGCAATTGTTCGGTCACGGTCTACCGGACTCGTCGAGCCCGCACTTCCAGCGGTTACGAGTTCCTCGTCGTATGGCACAGTAAGAGTGGGGGGCGTGCGCAGCGTAGTTTCGCGAAAGAGGAGGATGCGTTCGACCAAGCTGAAGCCATCGCAGAGCACTTGCACTCGGGCCGGGCCGCTGCCGATCACATCAGCGAGGCGGACAAGGATGAGTGGGCGCGGGCGATTGAGCTTGCAGGGGATACCCCGCTTTTGACCGCGATGCGCGAGTGGGCGACTGCGCAGGACTTGACTGGCGGCCAACTTATCCCTGCCGCACGGGCATGGGCCGAGCGTTATCGCACGGGTGAGGAGTCTGTTTCGGTTAATGAGGCAGTAGACCGCTACTTAAAGGCCCGCGAGGCGGACGGCATTTTAATCAATCGGGGCCCGATGCAGACGTTTAACCCAACTTCGGTGCCTGCGCCTCGGCGCAGTTTCCGCGATGCGTTTGGCAATCGCATGCTCGGCGATGTCACCCCAAACCAGATCGCCGCTTGGCTGGAGTCGCAACCGAGTGCGGTGGCGCGTAATTTCCACCGCAAGCACTTGGTCGCGCTTTGGCGGTGGTGCAGGCGGCGTGGTTACTTGCCTGCGGAGTTGCAAACTGCGGCAGAGAAGACTGACAAGGCGCGGGAGACCCTCGGCGAGATTGGCGTAATCTCGGCGCAGGACTTGAGAGATTTGTTTCGGCTGATTTCGCGCGAGCATCCGCACTACGTGCCCTCGCTTGCCTTGGCGGCGTTGTGCGGGATGAGGCGAGCGGAGGTGCAGGGCCAAAACTGGCAGGATATCCACCTTGATCGTGGGTTTCTGCGGGTCTCCACTGCCAAGCCGCGCACGCCTTCGCGCCGCCAAGTGCCGCTGTGCGATGCTGCGCGTGCGTGGCTCTTGCGGCACGCGCGAGGGGAGGGGGCGGTTTGCGAGAATCTGGCGATTGATCGGCTGCGTGAGATCGCACGCACGCATGGCTTCTCGCTCGCGAAAAACGGGTTTCGGCACACGTGGATTTCTGCCCGCGTGGAAATTACTGGCGACATCCCTCGCACGGCGTTGGAAGCGGGGACAAGTGTTGCGAAAATCCACCAGCACTACCGCGAACTTCTACGCCCCGAGGAGGCGGCGGCGTGGTTTGCGGTCACGCCACAGAGCGTATTGGAGTAGCCGATACGCTCTGGGCGGCCCCTGCGCGAGCAGGGAAATCGTGTTGGGTGCAGCGCAGTGTCGCGCCAGCGTGGGCTCACCGCTGCCTATTGCTGCCTGTTTTGCGGGGCGCGGCGGGTGGGGAGGCTGCGCACGTTGTGCGGCACTATGGCTATCCAAGCGCAAAACGTCTCCTCTATCCAATTTTCTATCCACGACGGCACCGACTGGGTGCCTGTCGATGGGGTCAGCACGCTGACCCCGCCTTCATTAATCATGGAGGCTCCCATTGATGTGACGCACCACGGCTCGCCTGGTGGCATCCGCGAGTGGCTCAATACGGGCATCATGGATTGGAGCGAGTGCACGGGCTCGTGGTTCGTCGATTACTCCGATGCGGGGCAAAACCTCGTGCGGGCGTCCCTCGGCCAAAGCAAAAAGTTCAAGGTCTACCACTCATCGTGGCCCGCCGATAAGGCCGTCATCTTCATGGCCAACGTGGTCTCGGTGGTGATGAGCGCGGCGGAGAACCCCAGTGCGCACGTCGAGGAGCTTACGCTAAAGCCCACCGGTGCCCGACTCACCTCGTAAGCGGCCCGTCAACTCATTTTAACCACTACCGACGCACTCTGCGATGATTAACACAAACGCGACGCTGACGCTTAACGGCCAATCCTACCCCCTGCGCTGGGATTTTACCGCCATCTACCGGCTTTGGGAGGCAGGGCTAAACTCCTCACTCAATAACCTCGGGCAAGATGTGGGCAACTTTAAGGCCCTCATCGACGTGCTTTGGGCCTGCCTGCCCGATTCTGCGCATGAAGCCCTTGCCGCCAGCGGTGGGGATAAGCCCGTGTGCTTGGCGCGCCTGCTCTCCGAGCAAGGGGTAAGCATGGACGAGTTTGCCGAAATCTTAGGCAAAGTCTTTGCGGTCGAAGTGCCGGAAAAAAAAACCGCTACGAGCACCTCGCCTTCGCCCGCATCGAGCTAGGGCTTTTGCTGCCAGAGCGAGAGCTTCTGGCGATGACTCCCGCTGAGTGGGCCGCGCACGTCGAGGCCCACCAGCGCAAGGAAGCCCGCCGCCTCGCTTGGGAGTGCCGCCTACACGGGCTCAAACACCGCAGTGGCCGCGCACTCACCGATGAGGACTTTTTACCGCGAAGCCCCGCCGCGCCGAACAAAGACGCCTTCGACTGGGAAGCCGCCGCCGCCCAGTGGCAAGCCCCACGCACCGAATACCGCTAGCCCTCTCCACTACCTGCCATGTATCTGGAGGCCGACCTGTCCGAGCCGCTCAAATTCCTCGACGAGCTAGAGGCAGGGCTGCGCGGCCCTGCTCTGCAAAGAGCGATCAACAAAGCTGCCGCACCAGAGGTAAGGGCGGCAAAGGCCGAGGCACGTAATGTGAGCAAGAGCTACGCCAAGCATGTCGTGCGGCGCAACAAACGTGCGTCCAAAACGAAAAACACAGGTGAGGCATGGCTCGGCATCGGCGTTGAGAATACAACTAAAGAGACCCTGCAAACCGGCATGTGGGGCAACGACGTAAAACGCCGCTACAACCCCTCGAAGCTCACACACCTCTTCGAAGGCGGCTTCCGGCAATCTGCGATTAGGAAAAACGCAAAAGGGCGCGTCATTGCAGGCTTTGGGCACAAGATCGCGCCGCGCCCACTCTTCAAGAAAGTCGCTCGCCAAAGCTCGGTGCAGTTCGAGCGCGACTTCGAGGCCGAGTTGCGACGCGAGGTGGAGAAGGCCCACGAAAAGGCCGCCAAAGCAGCCAAGAAACGCGCCCGCAGTGCAGTGCGAAAGTCACTCGGCCTGCCGCCCTAATCCCCGCTGCGCGGCCACTCCTTGATCACCAAGTAAAGCCCAATGCCAAACACACCCGCCACCATAAGGCCCACCGGCGAGGTAAACAGCAACACCAGTGCCGCGAAGCCTAAAACCGCCCACCAAAGCCCCTTGCCCAATTTCCCCAACACCCAGCCCAAGCCCTTAAACCCATCCTCCAAAAGCTCGGATGCTCCCGCCGGATTACGGGGGGCCTTCTCGCCTAGGTAGCGCGGGGGTAGCGGCTTCCAGTCTGGGTGTCTCATAGCCCCTCAACCACACCTCAAACAATGGCTAAAGCAAAGATTAAAAGCGAGATTACCATCACCGCAAAGGCGAAGTATTCGCAGTTGGAAAAGCTCAACCAGTCGATCCAGCGCAATCAAAAGAGCCTCAAGGCATTCCAGCTACAACTCGCCTTAGCGGGGCCGCTTTTGCAAAAGTTTGCGGCCAACGCACTAGCCAGCGCACGGGCGAGCATGCAACTGGGCGCACAGTTTAAAGACCTCGCCGACAAGAGCGGTCTGGGGGCAGAGCAAATGCAGGTCTTGGGCAACCTCGCAGAGAAAAACGGGGCGACGATGGACGACATGAGCAAGGCCGTCCTCAAGCTGACCAAGTCCACGCAAGACGCGGCCAACGGTAATGCGGGCCTCTCCGAGCGATTCCGCCGCCTCGGGATAGACGTGCAGAGCTTAAAGACTCTGGCTCCCGAACGGCAAATGGAGGTGCTAGGCAAGGCCGTCGCGGGGGCCAAAGACCAGCAAGGGGCCTTGGCCGAAGTCATGGCCCTGATCGGCCAAGAGGCGGGGCCCAAGCTCATGGAGTCGCTCAAAAAAATAGGCACCCAAGGATACGACACAATTGCCAAAAATGCGAAACAGAGTGGCGAGGTCTTGAGTGACTCGGCGGTTAGCGCACTGGCCCGCGCCGACCAAGCCCTCAAAGACTTCGCCACAAAATGGAAAATCATGACCGCCGAGGTCGCCGGTTGGGCGGTCAACGTCGTCGCTCCCGATTTGGTCAAAATTTTAAAAGAGAAGGGCGCGGACAATGCTGAAGCCTCGCGCAAGCTGCGCGACTACGCCGAAGAGCAATTTGCCGCAGGCAACCTTGAGGCCGCGACCGAAGCTCTTAAAGCCGCCAATATCTGGGTAGAGGCCGAGCGCGTGCGCCGCATCGCGCAAGAGCGCACGATGGCCATGCGCGAGGGGCTCGGCCTCGGTAGCTTCGAGGAAAGCATGGCGACCGAGCAGTTCGCCGCCGCCCTCGAAGCCCAAGCTCGGCTCGATAATGCACTGACTGCTGCCCGCATAAAGGCCGGTGTCGAAGAGCAGCAACGTGCCCTGCGCGAAGCCGAGGAGCAACGCCAAGCCAAACTCGCGGGAATCGAACGCGAACTGGCCGATGAACGTGCCGCCCAAGACCTGAAACTCGAAGCGGCTCTAAAGGCCGAGCGCGAACTGCAAGCCGCGATTGCCAAAGGCCGCGCTGAAGAGGCCGCAAAACTCGCCGAGCAAACGCGCCTCGAACAAGCCGAGGTAGAGAAGCTGCGCAGCGTGTGGCAGGCCGCGCAATTCGAGCGTATGAACCATGCCGAGCAACTGGCCGTGCAAGCGAAGAGCTTCTACTCGCAGATGGAAGACTTGATGAATCGCGGCTTGCTCAAACAGCACGAGATCAATGCCGCACACGAGCACTGGCTCGACCTGCTAGACCAAGTCACCCAAGCCCAAGCACAACTCGACGCCCAGCTTGCTTGGGAGAATGCAAGCGAAGGCATGAAAAATTTAGTCGACGCCTTTGAAGGGCTGGATGCGACGATTGAGGGCCAGCTTGGCAATACGCTCAAAGACTTCGTCGAGACGGGCACCGCCGACATGAAGAAGCTCGGCCAGTCGATTATCAACGAGGTCATCCAAGCGATGCTCAAAGCCCTCGTCTTGAAGCCGCTTTTGACCGGCATTGGCAATATGTTTGGCGGGGCGGTCGGCGGCGCAGTCGGCGGGATATTCTCGGGCATCGGCAAGGGGCTCTTGGGCGGGCTTGGCGGTGCAGCGATTCCTGGTCGCGCCTCGGGCGGGCCCGTCAAGGGCCGCTCGCCCTACCTCGTCGGCGAGCGTGGGCCTGAGCTATTCATTCCGCCAGCCAGCGGCACAATCATCGACGCAAACAAGACCGCCGCTGCCCTTGCAGGCGACACCGCGACTGGTGGCGACCGAGGCCCCCAAAACGTCTATCAAATCGACGCACGCGGGGCCGACGCCGGAGCCGTCCAACGCTTGGAAGCCGCGCTCCTGAAACTCGCAGGGCCGGGCGTCGTCGAGAAACGCGCCCACGCCGCACAGACAGATAGGGCACGCCGAGGTTAGGGGCTGTATCAGTTATGCAGATACGCTCTGCGCGCCCCCTTCGCTAGCAGGGAGAACGTGTCGCGTGCGCCAAAGTCTTCGCGAGGTCAATAGTGGCGGACACTGGGGACGGGCGGCCAGCGAGCCGCCCGCCAAATGAAACAGCCTGCGGCTGTGCTGCCTATTGCTGCCTGTTTAGGCGGTGGCGGGGAGGGCGTATCGGCGGCCCGAATACCGGCGAACGATGCGCTTTCGCCCCGCCAGATTTCTCGCCTCCGCTACCAAGTCGCTCCTGCCACACGGCCTAGTCCGTGCGTGGGAGCGGCGCAGCGGGCGTTACCCTTTCGGCGGAGAGTCGGGCGGCCTATTCTCGCTGTTTGCCCCACCGGTGAGCAGCGGGGCGGTCGTCACCCAGCAAACCGCCCTTGGGGTTCCGGCGGTGCTGGCGTGTGTGCGACTCTTCGCCGATATGCTCGGGCGGCTGCCGCTAGAGCTTTATAAAGAGACGCCGCGCGGGCCGCAGAAAGCCACGAAGCATGCCAGCCACGGCGTCGTAAACTGGCCGGGGGACTGGCACACCGCCTTTGAACTTCGCCACCTCGTCATGATGAATGTGGGGCTGGGCGGTAATGGCTACCTGCGCGCGCACCGCGCGAGCCGTGGCGGCCCAGTCGCCGAGCTTGAGTGGCTGCCGCCATACTCTGTCGCTGCCGAGAAGTTGCAGGAAAACCGCTTCGTTACCTACAAAGTGGAGCGCGAGCGCGAGGTTTTCACCCGCCAAGACATCGTCCACGTGCGCGCACTCTCGACCGACGGCGTCCTCGGGCTCTCGCCCGTCACGCTGCTACGCGAAAGCATCGGCACTAGCATTACGCAGCGCGACAAGGCGGGCCGCATCTTGAACAATGGCGAACGCTTCAGCGGCGTCCTCGAAGCCGACCGCGCGCTCAAGCCCGACCAGCTCGACCTCATCCGCAAAGAGTGGCAAAAGTTCCACTCCGACGGGGACAACACGGGCCGCGTGCCCATCCTCAGCGGTGGCGTCAGTTTCAAAAGCGTTAGCGGCATGAGTGCTGCCGACGCGCAGTTTTTGGAAAGCCGCCGCTTCGAGCTTCAAGAGATCGCGCGCGCCTACGGTATCCCCGCATTCCTCATCGGCGACACCACAGCAAACACCTCGTGGGGCAGCGGCATTGAGCAGCAAAACCTAGGCTTCCTCGACTACGCGCTGGAGCCGTGGCTGGTGAATTTCGAGCAAGCGTTAAACTACACGCTACTGACCCGAGCAGAGAACGCAGCGGGCTTTTCGTTCCGCTTCGACCGCGAGTATTTGGAGCGCGGGCGACTGCCCGCCGCCACCGCCTTCGTCACCGCCATGCGTAACGCGGGTATCTTCAGCCCCAACGAAGCCCGCCAATGGCTCGGCTACCCACTCAGCGATGCCGAGGGCATGGATAACTACCAGATGCCGCTCAACTCCGCAGCCAGCGGCAAAGCGGGCGCAGACCTCGCCGCCGCGACGAGCGGCGGTGAATAACCACTTAGCTGATCTGCCACGAGTAGAAACAGTATCCGAGGTCCTTCCACGGTAAACGTGGCGGGGCCTCAGCCTTTTAAGCCGCCACCAGAGCCTTCTTCTTTGGCCGCCCGCCGAGCTTGCCATATTTTGCCCCGAGCTTGCCGTTTTGCCGTGCACTTTGTGCCTTCCTTACGCTTTTGACTGCTCCCCCGAGCCGTCCCAAATACGAGGCGGCTGCCCGCGCGGCAGGCTTCACCTTGACTAGAGGCTCGGCCAGTGCCTCGTCGTAACGCGCTGGCGGGCGAGACCCGGGCGGCGGCGGCGTATCGCCTTCTCGTGCACAGTCGGCCAAGATTTGGCCGAGCATCCAGCGCGTGGTTGATAGTGCCGCTTCGGCGGTTACGCCACCGAGGATAACACCAGGCATTTCGACGACTTGAGCCGTGAACTCGCCCGCATCGACATCGTAGCGCACGATGATTTCGTAATTATCAACTGTGTGTGTCATTAGATAAAGCCCCTTAGTTTGAGTTCTTCGCGCACTTGTTTTGCTTGGTAGCGAGGGATTAGTCCTTTGTTGATTTCCGTCAGTGTGAGCGAGCGGCGCATCCCCGAGCCCTTTAGCCCGAAGCATATGTGGCTGCCGCCCTCGCTGCGTTTCTTGTAGCCAAGGTGCAGGAGTAGTGCCTTCACCTCCTTAAACCGGTGTGTGGCATCGTAGGATTTGTCAGCAAGGCAAAGCAGCAGTTTGTCGCGTTGACTCATTAAATAGATAAAAACCCCTAAGCGTTTCGCCATGCAAGCCCTTTTCTTAAGGAAAGGGCTTGCGCTGCCTATTGCTGCCTGTTTCGGCGGTGGCGAGTGGCGAAGAACGCCGCGCCCAGTAGGGCATGCCCTTTTTGCCACCCACCGAGCGCGAGCTGCGCTACACCCACGAGCCGATCACTTTCCGCGAGGGGTCAAAGACCCCCTTTTCTGGCGAGCGGCTCGCTGGCCGCTCGTCCTCCGACGACGAAGAGGAGGACAAGTCCGCGTTGGGCGACGGCGAGCCAACGAGCTCGCCGCCAAAAGAACAGTCGAAGACTGCGCCGCTCGTGCGCGGTTACGCGGCCCTCTTTAACACCAAGTCGAGCGACCTTGGCGGCTTCATCGAGCGGATAGACCCGCATGCGTTTGACGAGGTGGACTTGGAGGACGGCGTCGTCGCTCTCTTTAACCACGACCCCTCGCTGATTCTCGCTAGGAGCGGTGGCGCAAACGCTACCCTGCGCCTCGGCACCGACGAGCGCGGGCTTTGGTATGAATTCACCCCGCCGAACTCGCCGAACGGCCAAAACCTCGCCGAGGCCCTGCGCCGTGGCGACATTACGCAGTCCTCCTTCGGCTTCTCAATCGCCCGCGACGAGGGCGAGGAGTGGGACTGGGTAGAGGACGAGGAAGGCCGCGAGCACGCCTTCCGCACGATTAAGAAAATCGCGCGGCTCTACGACGTCTCGCCCGTCACGTATCCGGCCTACCCCGACACTAGTGTGGCCGCCCGAAGCCTCGAAGCCGTGCGGGCCGCCAAGGCCGACGGCATCCCCTCCAAACTCCCCCCTTTGTCAGCAGCGCAGAGAGCGCGGCTGCGTCTGCAAACCCAGTAATCACCCGAAACCAAATCCGTTATGAATAAGCTCAAACAACTCACCGAAAAACACGCCGAACTTTTGGCGCAAACCGAGAAGCTCGACGCCACCAAGCCCGAGGAACGCGCCAAGCTCGACGGCCTCATTGCCGAAATTACGGAGACCGACGCGGCGATTAAGACCGAGATCGAAATCCAAAACATCCGCAGCCGTGCCGCACCCGACTTGTCGAAGCAGGACAAGCGCGACCTTAACAGCTTTCACTTCGGCAAGCTCCTGCGCCACCTGCACGCAACCTTGCTGGGCCGCCCTACGAAGCTCGACGGTGTCGAGGCCGAGGTCGTCCTCGCCGGAGATACCGAAGCGCGAGAAGCGGGAATTTCCCCACACGGCCTCATGCTCCCCGGCTTCTTTGTGCGCCGCAACGGCATCGAGCACCGTGCCTTCTCCTCCACCGGCCCCGAGACTGAGGGCGGCCTCACCATCGCCACCGAGAAGCGCGGCCTCCTAGACGATTTCTTCGCAACCTCGGTCATGGCCCACGCGGGCGCGACCATCCTTACCGGCCTCGTGGGTAATGTAGACCTTCCTCGTATCCACGCATCGACTACAAAGCCTAAGGGCAAAAAGGAGTTTGAGGATTCCGACGAGATTACCCCCACCTTCGCCCAGCTTAAACTCACCCCCAAGCGGCTCCCCGCGCACATCAAGAACATCTCCGAGTCGCTTCTGATGCAAAGCAGTGCGGCGATTGAGGCTGTCCTTCGCGGGCACCTCGGCAGCGAGCTTAACGTCCAACAAGAGACCGCCTTCTTCCACGGCACCGGAGTCGAAGAGGCGGAGGGTGTGCTCAATACCGCTGGCATCGGCAGTGTCTCCGGCGGAGCGGACGGGGCCGATCCCACATGGGCTAATCTCATCAAGCTACAAAAAGTGGTGGACTCGCGAAACGCTCTCTTGGGCTCCCTGCACTACATCACCAACGGCGCGGTGCGCTACAAGCTCCAGACCACGCAGAAGGTCGCGGGCTCGATGCCCATCTTCTTGATGAATGATAATGCGGACTCAATCGCGGGCTACTCGCCCTACTTCACCAACGCAATCCGCAGCGACTTGGTAAAAGGCTCCTCTGGCCCGAAGTGTTCGCCCCTGCTCTTCGGAAACTGGGCCGACTACGTCGCCTCGTATTGGGCAGGTCTAGCCCTCGAACTGCACCGAGGCGCGGCAGAGGCAATCAAGGGCACCTTCACCATCGTCGCTAGCACTTACTACGACGGCGGTGTGCAACGCCCCAAGAGCTTCGCCGCAATGACTGACGTGCTCACCGACTGAGGCGGCCACTGACCGCAGCCAATCTGGGCGGGCGGCCTTTCGAGCCGCCCGTCCTGTAACACAAAACCCACTACTCCCCCTCCCGCCATGAGTGCCGAAGACAAAATCACCATCGTCCCGCGCAGCGACATCCTGATCGCGGGCAAACACGCCCCAGCGGGCGAGGCCGTAGAAGTCGCCGCGCGCACCGCTACCGAGCTGCTCCAAGGCGGCTTTGCCGAGAGGCATGCTGCCTCTGCCACCGATGCGGGCGGCTCGCTGGCCGCCCGTCCACCGGCTTCTCCCGCCGGTCAAGAAACCGCCGCGAACCCGCTCGCCGGTCAACAGACTGCAACGGCTGCCTCTAAGCCGAAGCCCCCGAAGCGCAGCGCGCCCAAAACGCCATGATCCTTGAACTCCTCGAAGCTCCCACTGAGGAGCCCATTTCGTTGGAAGAAGCCCTCGCGCATCTACGCCTCGGCACCGCCGAGGACGCGGTGCAAGTGCAGGGCTTAATCCGCGCCGCCCGCGAGCAAGTCGAGGCCCGCACCGGCCAAACCCTCGCGCTCTCGCGGTATTGCCTGAGCATGCCGCACTGGTTCGCCGAGGAGCATGCCGAGCTACCGAAGCCGCCGCTCGTGAGCGTCGAGTCGATCCGCTACACACCCCAATCCTACACCGGCTCCTCCCCTCACGCCCATTATGCGGTTTTGAATTCCGCTTACTGGCGAGTCGATCCCATAGGCCCGAGCGGCGAGGGCAAGCTGTGGACTGCACCACACCCTGCGCTGCCCCCGCTCTACCCACACGCCCGTGCCGTGCGCATTGAGTTCACCGCAGGAAACCGGCCCGAGCGCATCACAGGGGGGCTACGAATCGCCATCCTCATGCTCCTGCGCGACCTCTACGACCAAGTCACCGAGCCCAACGCCGCGCTCGAAAGCCTCATCCTCAGCCACCGCAACTCGGGCTTTGCCGCCTAAGCCCTTATAGCCATGACTGATTACTCCCTATCCCTGCGGCCCGCCCGCAGCTCCGCCAAAACCGCGTCGAGCTTCGCGTCCAGCTTGTCGATGCGGTTGTCCAGCTTGTCGATGCGGCTGTCCAGCTTCACCTCCAGCGAGTCCATTCGAGTATCGAGCCGCGCGTTTACTTGGTCTATGCGCGCGTTACTAGAGACCCATAAGCCCCCCGCACCGAGGGCTAGGGTAAAGGCCGCCCCCACTATCCATAAAACCAGCCCGCGCATATCCGCCTGCGTAGGCAGTGTGGGGACAGTCTCCTCCCAGCGGGTTTCCAAAATAGAAACCCGCTCCTCGACGGGCTGAGGCCGCGTATGCGTATCGCGAGCGCGGCGCGGCGTGTGGGAGCGGCTGGGCAATGTCGCGGCTTGGGGCATGGCTCCCGCACGCTGCCTCACCGTGCTGCGCGATGCAACCGTTTAAGCTCGCAGCTTCTCCGCCATGAACGTGCCGCTCCCACACGCCGCCTTCCCGCTGGGTGACACCATCCCCTTCACCGTGACTATGCTCACCGACGAGAAGGGCGAAAAGTGGTATCGGTCTCCGTATGAGAGTGGGATTTCGATTCAAGGGATAGCAACCGATGAGAGCGGCCAGAATCACTACATCAACTTCTCTCCCGTCTCCGGAGTAAGCCCTGCCTACGCAGGCGAGTTACCGACCAATGGCCTACGGAAGGGCACCTACCGCTACGCCATCACGCTAAACCAAACTCCACAGGGTAGCCCCTACGCCGCCCCACTTCCGCCGCGCCGCTACACGCTAAAGCGCGGCTCCTTTACCCTCTACTAACCCACGTTAAACAATGGCCCAATCACTGACTCTGCGCAAAGCACGCGCTGCCGAAATGTTTGGCGGCGTGCCCTATGTGCCGCCCAAGACCTACTACCTCGCCCTGCTGAAAAAATACGCTAACCCGCCCGAGGAGCTTACCGGCACCGGCTACGCGCGAGTCGCTGTCCCCAATGACTCTACCCACTGGACGGCCCCCGACGAGCTCGCCCGCGTTTCTAACAAGAAACGCATCAAGTGGCCTAAAATCACTGTCGAGGATTGGCCGCAAATCAGCGGCTTCGGCATCTACGATGCGCCCACCGGCGGCGAGTGCCTCTACTACGCCCCGACCTACATCACTACCCCACTGATTGAGGACGTGCAAATCGTGCTCCTAGAGAACGGCTTCACGTATCAAGAATACTGATACTTGAGCCGCTACTCTGCCCTGCGCAGCGCACGAATCTCCGCCATGAGTGCATCGAAGCGAGAATCTATCTTCGCATCAAGCGCATCGAACCGCGCATCCGTGCGTGTGGCCAGCGTGTCTATACGGGCACTGTTGGCCATAAACATGGCTGCGAAAGCCGCAAACAGGGCCAGCCCTGCGCCGACTACCCACTTAATCATCTCACTGCGTAAGTCGCTTATGTCCTTGCTCGTCGCCAGCGTGGGCACGGTTTCTTCCCAGCGCGCCTCAAGGGCGGCGGTGCGCTCCTCAATTGAGGCCGTGCGCGGCTGCGCCCGAGGTCGAGCGCGGGCGTCGGGTGAGTGTGTGGGCAGTGTCGCGGCTTGGGGCATCAGCCCCACACGCTGCCTGTGCCTGCCGCACGGCGCAACCCCCTTTTGCTTTCCCCAATGATGCACCCACACGCCACGCTCCAGCTCGGACACAAGGCGAGCGCAGTGTTCGAGGTCGGCCACCGCGCCACGGCCACACTCGCATTTAAAGAGAGCCCCACAGGAGCCCTGCGTCACTTAACTCGGTGGCGCGGGCAGGGCGACTTGTGGTCGCTCACGCTTAGAACCAGCGGCCCAGTTTCTGTCAAAACCGGCGCGCACGGAAATCCTGACATACCGGATCTACGCCTGCATAGCAGCCAGCCTGCGCTCGGCAAAATGCATTGGGGTAGCGTCGTAGGCACCCACGGGGCGAAATTGATCACCCAAGGAGCCCAAACCCTTGGGTATATTGGCTCCCAAGGCGTGGGTTTAATCTCTCCCATCTCCCATCCCGCACTGATTTCCCTACTAGGGGCACTCGGATCCTCCGGCTCGTTTAGCGGTGGAAACGTGGGGATGGCCAAGCCGCTGCAAGCTGGCGCAGCCGAGGACGACGACTAACCCATTTTCCCATGCCCGCCGATGCACCCGATGCACCACAATCCCTCATTTTACACAGGGGTGGAACATGCAATGTCCCACCCTCAATCAGCCAACTCCTCTTTGCTGACGAGCCGACAACGGCGGCTCGCCATAATGGCAGCGGACACTGTCCGCGACCCTCGGTTTCGGCTGTGCGTTCTGGCCATTTTACTGCTGCTCACCGCGCTTTCATTCGCACTCACCGGCTGCGCTGGCGGGCTGGGCGGTGGACGTGGGAGCCGCGCCCTCCCGCCCCCGACGGTGCTAGTCGCCCCCGAGAGCGAGGCCGCGCGGGCACGCGAAAGCGCGATCAGCGCACACGTCCAACAAGCCCTTGACGACAATTCCCAAGCCCCCGAGTCGCTGCCTAAACAGGCCGTGGCCGCACACCTAACCGCTGCCTCCCATGCCCTACCAAGCCCCACGCCAGAAGACTTTCAAAACGCCGCCGCGCTCTCCGAAGCGGTCTATTCTGGCGATGCGCCCCGAGCGCAGACCGCAGGCATGGAAGCGCGGGCGCGTATTGCGAAACTTACGGCGGAGCATGCCCGCGAGCGCGAAGCCCGCGCCCTCGACCTGCAACGCACCATTTCAAGTTTTAATGCCGAGCTAAAAGCCGCGCAACACGAGGCCAACCGCCAAGCCCAGCTTCGCATCACTCAACTCTTCGCCATTCTCGGCGCAGTCGTTTCCGGCATCGGCCTAGTCAGTGCCGTCACCGGCTGGAGTAGGGTAGGGCTTTCACTGATACCCGCTGGTGTCGCCCTCGGCGGCTCGGGGCTGCTCTGGGGCAAACCGTGGTTTCTCTACACCGTCGGCGGCTCGCTCGCCCTGTGCTGCGTGGCCGTGGGCATCCTCTGGGCGGTGCAAGTCTCACGAAGCAAAAAACAAGTCCTATGATTACCTCTTTTTACCACTATCTCAAAGATCATCCGGTGGGCACCAGCCTGTTTAGTGCGCTGACTAGTTGCCTGTCCGTGTGGCTGACCGATGTTGACCGGCTGGCGGCGTGGTCGGCAACGCTGCTCTCCATCGGCTCCTTCATCGTCATCTCCCCCAAGGTCTGGGCGCAGCTACTCGAATACAAAAAAACCCTGCGCCACTACCGCCGCCGACTGTGGGCCTGCTTCCTGCACACCTACCGCCAGCGCAAACACAGAAAGGAGCGCGGCAATGATTAAGCCCCCGCCGGTTATCCCCGACCAAGTCGCGCAGTATCACCCGCTGGCGGCCCGACTTTTTGCCAAATGGTCGGCTTACGGTCGCAGGCCGCAACTACGAACTCACCGGCATCACGCCCGCACCAAACACCGCGCGCAGAACCTACCTGCACCTGCACT